CAATCTTACATGCCCTTTGATAATACCAGCAACATTAGTAGAATAAGGTGCAGCAGACGGTGTTATCAATAATTTATCCAATGTTACATCTATAACTGATACAGCACCAGCTGCAGGTCTTACTCTTACTGGTAAAAATCTACCTACTCTCGTAGGAGCAAATCTCGGAGCGTTTATCGTACTACTCTTAGTCAAGTTGGGTAACGCAGGTCGAGCAGTAACCGAATCTTCTATAGTTTGTTGTAGTCCTCCATGATAGTTATACCCTTGAAATGAAGCTGTCGTAGCGGCTGAGGCTATAAGAGTATCATCATTGGCACTATTACTACCCTGAGTAGAAAGATTACCATCTGTATAGTGGTTGTTGATAGCAAACGAAGTAAGACCTAAGTCTACAATACTTGGCGTTTGATTATAGGATGTTCTGCCCTCATCTTCTGAAATGTGACCAAGGTCACCACTATTAGTAGGAGCACCAACATAACCTGTAGATGTAGATTCTCTAAACCCAAACTGTCTTCTCATTTTGGGTCTTTCAAACATTGGACTTTCTATGAACACACCTTCACCAATAGTGTTTGTCTTAGCTGGCATAAACTGATGCAAAAATGGAAACATCCCACCAAAGGTATCATTGAAGTTATCCATACCCTTGATAAAATTATTCAAGTCAACCAAACCAACTGTACTACCTGTGGCACCAGTTGCTCCCTGTGAGCCACCGCCACTATTTTGTAGTGGAGTCCGAGCAGGAGCTACTGCTAATCCCCATTGAGCAGTAATTTCATGCCATTGTTTAGCAAAATTACCACCATACTGTTTAGCATAAAGATCAGGTGCATCACCCAACAGATTGCCAGGAGACACATTACCTATTTGATTTTTGATAGCTCTATTAACAGCATTAATAGGGTTGATACTATAACTTACATAGCCCGTATCTTTTACCGCATCTTGAGTATCCTCCTGTCTAATCCTATCATTGTCAGCAGCTAATCCCACAGGAGCATAGTTATTAATCTTCTTCATGTTTTGGAAAACTCTATACCTTTTTACAGTAGTGCCAAATCCTTTTGGTACAGCACTATTACTTGCGGTAGTAGAGTCAACAATGAAATTATAATCACCATCAAGTATTACATCTTCCTTCAATTGATAATGAGCAGACAAGCTACCAAAATGTGCCTTGTTATCTTTTGCGTTTATCATGTCTGTGGCAGTCGAGCTTTGAAATGATACTGATTCAAAGTTCTTAGCATGCTCTTTCAAGTCATCTTCTTTTAGTGCCACATTCCATCTTCTTACTTGATGAATGTATCCCATAAAACGAGTTGAACCGGTGCCAGGAAAATAAGTTGGGAATTGAGAGTAATTTGTGCCACCAATAGACATAGCAGCCCCAACGCCACCCGTTGAATCAAAATTAGCCATTGAGATAGCTGCAGCTGCACCATTATTAGTAGTAGTAGATTTATTTACCACCACTACATCATCGCCACCACTTGGTGAAGCAGATAACGCCATTGCATAAACACTCAGTGTATCACCAGACCTACTAACAGCTACATTCAAAAAGTTATTAGCACTACCAGCCCCTTGTATAAATGAAGACATACCATTCTGTATAGTTTGAGCCGACAATGAAGCTGTTACTGTAGACTTGAATGATACTTGACCACTAGGATTCAAATCTATAGAGTATAATGGATGCACCAATAACGTATGCCCTGTAGTCGAAGCACCAGTAGCTGATACTCTCATTTCTAAAGTAAAATCTGCCGATGCAGGCAAATCAAATACTCTTGATGAGCCAGTAGCTGCATTAGCAGTAGTTTCTACAAAAACAGTGCCATCAGAAAATAAAGCTGGCGTATCTACTTCCTCTACTTCTCTAGTTCTAATGGGTTTATAAAAAATAGAATACTCATTGGTACGTAAGAAGTTAGTATCAACACCATAGATTCTACCAATAGACTCAACTGCCTCTCTTGTGCCCTTGGCTTTCAAAATGTGCATCACATTATTTAAAATTCTATTCCACACTTCGTGAGTTATTTGTTGTGTGTTATAGCCACTAGGAGAATTGTTAGTCAGATTATTAGAAAAATTAGATTTCCTGGCGCTCTCATAAACATCTACACCAAACTGAGACAAAAATGTAGGTAGAAACTTGTTAGGAGTTCTGTTTATTTTATCATAGGAAATACGTTTTACATCGGGTATTTGATTTGCAAAAGATTTTATTTCATCTAATTCATCACCAAACCCTGCTAACAATCTTTTCAATACATCGTTGTCATCGCCACTGAACAAAGCTTCAGGTAGCATGTTCTCTAATTTTTCTGCACGTGTAATAGTTTGCTCAGCAGTTGGACCATAAACATTTACTGATCTATAAGCTCCTGTTGAGGTGCCCATTATTTCAACAGCGGTGCCTGAAGTTTGATCGATAGTATTGAGTTGTTGTTCTTCGTATAATACCGCTCTACCAGAAATAGATTCCACCATTCCTGTTTGACCACCTGTAATAGAATTAAGGGCGTTTCTATAAACTGCTATAAGTGGAACATTCTCACCTTGATTATTTTTAGCCATGACAGTAACATTGGCATCAGTATTCATGTCGCCCGAACTACTACCACTTACACCAAGTCTATCTAAAAGAAATAATGTAAACCCATCAGCCTTCTTCCTAAACTCATCTACTTCAAAGATAGCTTTTGGACCTACCAGTGCATTTTGAAGAATATTAGAAGCAGACAATCCAGACAAACCAATAGGATAGTTATCTCTAATGTATTTATCAGAAATCCTAAAGCGTCTAATAGCATTGCCAAAGAAAATGTGATTTGAAAAATCATTATAATTGACCAGAGGAATGACACGCGCAGTTCTACCAGTCATAGAGGTATCTGCTAGATTACCACTATTACTTCCTAACCCCGATATACTTGAAAGGAGTGATGAAAAAGTTATGCCATCGGCCATTTATTAGTATCCTTGATAGGTATCGTGAACAGTGCCAATTTGAAAGTTCCAATCATCAGGCTTATCATAAATCAACTCTTCACCACGTACATTTAATTTCAACACTAACTTATAAAATAACCCATTGTATAACATACTAGTATCCAGATCAAAAAAGTTTCCATTTTGATCATAGGATAAACCCACAGCAGGGACTTCAATATCATTAGTAACTAGCTCTCTTATCTCTACCGTAGCATTATTAATAACACTGGTATTCATGGCAGTAGAAGTGCCAGTAACCGCTGTCCAATGAGTAGGTTTGTTGTTTACAAATACTCGTAATCTCTGAAGAGAATTTTGATCATAACGATTACGCAAATTAGGAAATGATACTTGATAATTAGAAGTTGAAAAACTTGAATGACCAGAAGTTGGTAGTATACAACTAAAATCAAAAGTATCAGTTCTATACTCACCAGCAGTAGTAACCGTCCAACTATCATTGAAAGCAGTAACGCCCGAAGATCCTATGTTTATACCAGTAAGAGGACCAGGGTATGAGTTTTGTGCTGCAGCTCCATTAGTTGCACCACCAATGTCTAACTTATAAATTCCCTTAGAATGCCGTGCAGCTGTAAGAGCCCCACCAGAAGCTGAATCAGTTATTATGTCTATACCATTACCACTTAGATTTACGTGGCCTGGAAATGGACCAAGACCATTGAGGTCAGTAAGCTCTCCATCTACAATACTATAGTAGTATAGAAAACCAGTCTTAGAAAATTTTATGTTATTTCTATTATCTTTTATTTCGCCAGGCCATTGTAACTGAAGGTATGGTCTTTTTCTAGTGTTAGTTTCTCGACTATAGAATTTTTTACTATAAAAACTCGTAGCAGAAAGAGATGCAGCAATGCCTGCTGATACACACTCTGGTCCATCAGCCGCTTCTTGCACATCACTCATTCTTACCAAGAAACCAAAATCTGCGCTACCACCATCAGCTATAGAAATGCCGGTAGAATAGTTCAAATAAGCTTTGAAATAATCAGTAACATCTACCTTGAGATCTTCCTGTCCATTTTCCATATACATAGAAGCACTATTAGAGTCATAAACTCTACTAGCAACGCCAAGATAATTCTGAGCACCACTACCACCATTATTATAGCCCCATGAGTTACTATTGGTGGCGCTAATCGCATTAGCATAACCCGTATTAGTATAGGTATCGTTATCTAAACCAGATCCTTCAGTCCATGCTGCAGTCAAAGGAAAGACATCCAAAGTAAAGTTAGTAGCTTGTGTATCACCATGTTTAGTATTAGTCATACAAACAAAAGCAGAAACGGTGCTATCACTACGAGGATCGGGAATGCTACCCTTATTTACAATAGAAGAAGATAGAGATGATAACGCAAACTGAATAAGAATACGAGCCATATCTTTTTTATTAGTTTCATCATTCCAACGAGTCCAAACTTCTAAAATAGGTGAGGCACCAAAGTTAGATGTTACACTCTTAGATGTAATCCAAGTATCTTTTATACTTTTAGCTCTTGCGTAAGTTGCCATCTTATGCTCCCCTTCCAACTATATCAAAATTAGGATACTTCAATTCCCAACAAACATTTTCCGGAAAACTTACAACTCCACTTTGAGTATTAGCTTGAATGTCAAACTGATAAGGCGAATAAACTCTACTATCTTCAGTAAAATACTTAGAAGTAAACTTGAAATCAACCACTGATCTTACTTTATTCAAAGATTGTAACCTACTTACATACTCAGAAGTAACTATAGTGGCATTGAAGTTAGTGTTCTCTACTACAAAAAATCCTTTCAGTAAAATAAAACAATCCAATAGAGCGTCATTAAGATTGCTATCAGGCTCTGGTAGTATAGTAAAATCAATACCAATGTTGGCTACTTTTCCATTAGTTATTCTAACAGTATCTGAAAAAGATTTAAATTGTCTCAAATAAGTTTCTATGTTATTTTTCAATGCTCCCGCTGGAGATGTCAAATAACCTTGTGAATTTCTAGACAGAGCTATTAATTCAACACCCAAAGAATTGTTAGGATCTTTTCTGGCATAACTTCTAAAGACAGATCCAAAGTCACTAGGCATAGACAAGACTCTAACTTGATAGTCTTGTAATGTAACGGCTCTATTTTGCGAATTGAAATATTGCAAAGCATTTTGCTTGATAGTCGTTTGATTCTCTGGATCAGCGCCGCCACTAGCTTGCTCTACATTAGAAACACTAAGTGTCCCTAAAATATCCGTAGTTATTTGGGGATTATTATTAGCATAATCTGGAGTAGCAAACTGTATTACTCTAGATACAAATCTTTTTAATGTTCTTGGACCCACATTAGTTTCATTACCGCCCCCATAGCGATATTTTACATCTATGTTAACATCTCTTGGGGCATAACCTAATCCTTTTGTCTTCAAAAAATTAGCTGAATCTACAACAGCTGGCGCGAAACCAGAAGGTGAGCCACGCAATGTCGGAGGCAATACAAAATCTTCGGGATTGGGTATCATTTCTGAATCTTCTAAATCAGAAGTGCCTCCGCCAAAGATAATAGTTGTCTTGCCATTGTTGGCTACTTCAGTAGTAAAACGATAGGGAATTTTCTTATACTGCAAAATGTATTCTACATCAGCAGAGGTAGAAGTGGTATTCTTATAACCTGTAAAAATACTTCCTTGAGCCAAATGATCAACCTTATGGTACTCTTTCCCATCCGACGCAGTAACAGAAATTATTTCAGTAATGTTATTGTCTGGTAAAGTAATCTTCATAAATGGAATAGCTTGGCTGCCAACTCTATGTGAAAAAGTACGAGTAGATCCCGCGGCTGCCGAAATGCTTGTAATAGAATATTGAGTAGTGTTATCTGTAAGCTTCGTGGTTACTCTATTTGCAGAATTGGAAAAATCAGCATCAACTAAAGTTTCAAACTGCACTACTGGATCAAAATCCGTAACAACCTTAGATCCTTTCTTAAGAATAAAAGTAGAAGCAGCCGATGTTGAATCATTAAAAGTAGCACTTATAGATAGATTTACTACAGCAGGCCTAGCAAATTTTGGTTGGTATCCTAAGTTCTGGGCTAATGAAAAAATGTTTTTACGTTCAATAGCTCTATCTAAAAACCCTTCGTTAACCTGTCTATCAATGTAAAAGCTCATCATGTCACCAACATACGCTAGTAACTCAATAATAGCCATACCACCTGACGCGTCATTGAAATCATTATAGTCATCTGGAAAATAACGGCGCAGATAATCAATAAGCTCTCTTTTGATAGAATCAAAATCTTTAGCTAAATAGTTTACATTAACTTTTTGTTTAGATACCGCTCTTGTTGATTGGTAATTTGGCATTTCTTATCTCTATTGTGGATTATCCAGTGTAAGCGCTAGAGAGTCGCTCATTCCATTAGCATTCTCTAGTGTGTATCTCATTAATACTAAAGCTTGATTTCTTTGCACATTATAACCAGTAGGCTTGTCTACATCTGAATAAACATTAAGTCCTTGTAATCTAACATAGGGCATCCAACTAGCTAACGCTCCTCTTACTTCAGCGGCTATTTGTTCTTCTAAAATTTCTCTTTTATGAGGCTCAAATAATTGTCCAGCCAAAACTGGTATATTAGTGCCAATGTCAGTATTTACAAGCCTTTCCCCTTTTTTAGTAAGCAATAAAATTCTAATATCTTCTCTTATCGCTGACATAGTGGTGGTGTTCATCTCAAAGAATCCTCTTCTATAAGATCGCAAAGGAAACTTTAAGTTTATCCCTATAGTTCTGGTTGAAATACTTTCCGTCATCTATTTTTCCTAATTTATATACTGTCTCTTTGATAAATTATCACTTAGCTTATCTATTAGCCTAATAAAATTATTTTTAGCTTCTCTAAACTTATCATCCAATTCGTTCACATCTGTTTCTATTCTTGATGTTACCCTATCTGATGCTATAGTCGTAGTCATTCTTGGTGCCGCGTTGCCGCCAATAGTAATTTTTTCAAACTCTATTTTCTTTGTAGTTGTTTCTGTTCTGTAACCCAAGTTTACAGGTCTATCAGGCTGTGGTACATTAACAAACTTAGAAGGTATTGTTACTGTCCCGCCAGGCACCCCTGCAACCTCTTCTGTAATCACTTTAGGTCCAACTGGAGTATCGACAGTTATTGAAACCGTTCGCCCACCAGATGGAGGTACAGACACCTCTTGCGCAGGAATAAAAACCCTAACAGGTTCTCTTGGCTCAAACGCAATACCTTTATTAATTACATCCTTAACCTCCACTTCTTTATCCGGAATGTCTATGTTTATTTCCGGTATGGCATGAGTATGATTCATGTAAGAATCAAATAACATTTGCATTGTATGAGCCATGCCTTTTAATGTTTGCATAACATCACTAAGTAAAATATCTTGCTCTTCTAAATAACTATTCAATTTTTCGCCTAATACTTGCTTATGCAATTTAGGTTGAGCATCTCTAGCAGTAGAGATATTATAAATATCACCAGCTAAATTAGCAATAATGTCCGTTCTTTGTTCTTTGAATCTGCCATCTTCGCTTTGTAATTTGTCCCTATCATTTGTGGTAACCTTAGAAGCTCTTGGTCCTAAATCAGAAGGTCTGGCATTGTTAAGGTGAATAGTTTTGGTTTCAGTAACTCCAACCGAAGGAGTTTTTGCAGCTCCATAAATTTTATCTTTCAAAATACCCAACTCTAATACACCGGGCTTATCTAGGGGTCCATAATTAGGATTATAACTGTTTCTTAAAAAGCTGCCGCTCCTACCTTGTATAAAGACATCTCCCAATCTTGCTGGTATCTGCCATCTTGTTTTATGATCAAAAGACGATGGTTGGTTAGATTGTTTATTTACGCCAGCTACATCAAATGGTAATCCATATTTCTCCATTGGAAGAGGGTTACGATTGCGAGTAATGAATTGGCTACCCGCTAGTTTTAAGCTTACTTGATCACTATCTGGCGCCCTGCCAATCCACCAACCTTTATTCGATTGAGCGGTGTTTTCTTTAAGTATAATAACAACTTCACCGACTTCAGGCACTGAAACTATAGTATTAGGAAAAAGAGGCGGATACCAATCTGGCATGTCGTTTTTAGGATTCATACTAAAACTTGAATTTTCTCCTAAAACTCTAGCATTTACACTAAACTGAGGAATCATTGATGAATTTAGGCTACTCAGATTCACTCCTGTCTTAACAGCAATAACAATAGCTTTTTCCACTATAAATAGATCAGGCTTTTCCCAACCTTGAGTTGACGCAACAATGTCAGCAGCATGACTATACTCATTTAACATTTGATCAACTTGTGGTTGTGGCTCAGGCATCTACTTCCTCTTCTGGTTCTTTAAAAT